ACAACATAGTTTACACTTTGCTGCTTGCTGGTGATGGGAATAGCGTTGTATACCCAAAAGTGTCAGATGGTTTAATCGATGATCTAATACCATTAAAACCATCTGGCGTGAGCTTTGTTGATACAAACACAGCGTACAAAATTGGTTACGATAATCAATTATATGATCACGATGAGGTTTTACATTTTACCATTAACCCCAATCCCGAAAGGCCTTGGGTGGGAACTGGCTACCGAATCGCCTTAAAAGATATTGTTGGAAATCTAAAGCAAGCAACGAAGACCAAGAATGCATTTATGAGTGATAAGTGGAAGCCATCAATCATCGTTTCGGTTGATGCAATGACTGAGGAATTATCGAGCGAATCAGGTCGGGATGAGATACTAAAAAAGTACATTTCAGAAACTGGCGGCGGTAAACCATGGATTGTTCCTGCTGAGTTTATAAAAGTGGAACAAATAAAGCCGTTAAGCTTGAATGATTTAGCTATTAACGACGCTGTACAACTAGATAAAAGAACTGTTGCAGGACTCTTGGGAGTGCCTGCATTTTTTGTTGGCGTAGGGGATTTTAAAAAGGATGAGTACAACGCCTTTATCAACACTCGTATATTGCCTATGGCGATGGGGATTGTACAGGAGTTAACTAGAAAATTATTGTTTGCTCCTGATTTATATTTTAAATTCAATCCTCGCAGCCTATACGCTTATGACATGAAGGAACTTGCTGAGGTGGGTAGTAACCTTTATGTGCGTGGTTTGTATTTGGGGAATGAAATACGCAATTGGTTAGGGGATTCACCACTCGAAGGATTAAATGAGAGGGTCATCCTTGAAAACTATATCCCAGCTGGAATGATTGGCGATCAAAAGAAACTTGTCCAAGGGGGTGAGGGTAATGAATAGAGACAAGCAACAAACACGAGGGTTGCATACTGAATTAAAAACGAGGGCTGAACAAGATAATGGCGACATGGTCATCGAGGGTTACTTCGCAGTTTTTAACCAACAAACAGAACTTTGGCCAGGAGCGTATGAGGAAATATCACCAGACGCTTTTATTGGGACATTAGGAAACGACATAAGAGCACTAGCGAATCATGAAACTATGTTTGTTCTTGGACGAAATAAATCTGGGACACTTGATCTTAGGGCAGATAGTCATGGTCTTTGGGGAAGTATCAAAATAAACCCCAATGACAGCGATGCTGTAAACCTATATGAAAGAGTGAAGCGTGGTGATGTAGACCAATGCTCATTCGGGTTTAACATCATCAAAGAGGAAACGGATTGGCGAGACGACGGAACAGTCAAATGGACATTGAAAGAGATTGATTTGCATGAAGTTTCTGTTGTCACCTTCCCAGCATACGAAGCAACAGGAGTACAAGCACGAAAGGCAGAGATTGAGCAACACAAGAAAAGACAAATTGAACAACGAAAAAATGAACTGAAGGCGAGGTTACAAAAATGGCATTAAAACAGTTGATGTTGAGAAAAAAAATCGACCAAAAGAGAACGGTATTGTCGGAGTTACTGGAACAAGAAGAGTCTCTAAAAATAAGAAGTTCGCAGGCAGAGGCGGCGCTAGAAGAAGCGGAAGGTGATGAGCAACTCGCAGCAGTGGAAGAGGAAGCAAACGCCATCGAAGCCGAAGAAGTGCAACTGAACGAAAAGAAAACGGTGCTCGAGGGCGAAATTGCCGAACTCGAAGGGGAGCTTGAACAACTCAATAGTAAGGTTCCTAGTAATCAAGCGCGAAATACTCAAACCAACCAAAACGAAAGAGGTGCAGAAGGAATGCATAAATACCAAGTTAGAGAGCTTTTGAAGTCAGGTGAATATTACAAGCGTAGTGACGTCACGGAATTTTATGAGCAATTTAAAAACCTTCGCTCTGTAACAGGCGGAGAATTAACTATCCCTGAGGTGGTTGTAAACCGCATCATGGACATCATGGGTGACTTTACAACTTTGTACCCACTTGTTGATAAAATCCGCGTTAAAGGGACAACTAGAATTCTTGTTGATACTGACACAGCCGCAGCGACATGGATCGAGCAAAGCGCAGCAATCCCAACTGGTGATGTAGGAACAATCACGAATGTAGACTTTGACGGATTCAAAGTTGGTAAAGTGACGTTTGTTGATAACTATTTGCTCCAAGATAGCATTGTTAATTTAGATGAGTATGTAACTAAGAAAATTGCACGCGCTATTGCAAAGGCTCTTGATTTGGCCATCTTGAAAGGCACTGGTGCGGCTAACAAACAACCGTCTGGCGTTATCCCTAATGTACCAGTTGGCAACCAAAAGAGCGTCGAAGCTGACGCTGACCTATTGAAAAGCTTGTTGCAATATATCGGATTAGTTGATACTGGTAATGATAGTGTGGGTGAAATTGTCGTAGTCATGAAACGCCAAACATACTATAACCGTTTACTTGGGTACAGTATTCAAGTTGATTCAAGCGGTAATGTGGTTGGTAAGTTACCAAACCTTAAAAATCCAGATTTGGTAGGGTTGAGAGTGGTGTTTAACCAGAACATGGATCTAGATAAAGTGTTGTTTGGTGACTTCTCTCAATATACCCTTGTAGAACGTGAGAGTATCTCAATTGATAGCTCTGAACATGTGAAATTCGTAGAAGATCAAACAGCGTTCCGCGGTAAAGGTCGTTATGACGGCAAACCCGTTAAGCCTGCCGCTTTTGCTCTTGTCACTATCACTGATGTTCCCACTCCATAATAAGGCGGCTTAATGCCGTCTTTTATTTTTGAAAGGAGACATCTATATGCAGATGGTACTAAAAGATTTTAGAGATCGATATACAACAAAGATTTATCGTATCGGTCAATTGTATGATGGGAAAAACCAAGATTATCTTATCAAATTGCAAGATTTAGGATTTGTAGAAGAAAAGAAAGTAAGTCGGAAAAGCAAGAAGGACGATGAACAGGCGGTGAAGTGATGGACGTAACCCAAATCACAGCATTAGTGAAAGAACGGTTAGGAATACGTTCCACAGTAAGGGACATATACCTAACCGCAATCACCGAAAGTGTAGTTAAAGAATTAGAAGATGAAAAGGGTTTGAAGCTTGATGCGGATAACTCCTATCATCTTCTTTTTTGTGTAGATTATGCAACATGGCGATATCAAAGTGTTAATAACAACGAAGAAAACTATGCAAGACAATCCTTGTCTATGCCAAGGCACCTACAGTTTAGACTACACAATTTAATGATACATGTAGGCGGTATCCAATGACATACGATCATGAGCTTCTGTTAATAACACCTAGTCAAATTATTGAGGATGAAATTGGCAATCAAATACCGAGCGAGCCAATCGAAACTCCGATTTACTGCGGTTTAAAAACCGTTGGTAGGTCGGAGTTTTATAATGCGGCGGTTGCTGGGTTGCGTCCCGAACTTGTATTTGTTGTACATGCATACGAATACGATGGGCAAAAGTCAATCAAATTTGGAGGTATAGAGTATCGTGTCATCCGCACATATTCAGCAAGTTTTGAGGAAATGGAGCTTACTTGTGAAAGGGTGACGGCTGATGGCTAATATTTCCTTAGATAGATTGGCGCAGGAACTCGCACAGGCAGTAAAAGAATATACCGATGACGTATCAGAAGCGATTGACCGAAAAGGCGATGAGGTGGCAAGGGAGTTAAATGAGGATGTCTCTGCAACGTCACCTAAACACACTGGGAAGTATGCAAAAGGTTTTAAAGTGACTAAAGATTCTAGGGGCTTACGCTCAAAGTGGACAGTCTGGAACAAGAAGCATTACCGCAGAGTACATTTACTAGAATTTGGTCACGCCAAGGTTAATGGCGGTCGAGTACGTGCATACCCACACGTAAGGCCAGCATACGACAGGCACGCCACCAAGTTTGAAAATGATATCAAACGCATTATTAAGAATGGCGGTGGAATATGACACAAGCGGAATTGCACAGCCTTTTGAAATCAACAGGGTTGCCAGTAGCTTACAGTCATTTTACTGGTACAACTAATAACCCTGTTCCAAAACCGCCATTCATTACTTATCAATTTTCATACAGCAATGACTTCCAAGCAGACAATAAAAATTATTTGTCTATTAGCAATTTCCAAGTGGAGCTTTATACGACAATCAAAGACTTAGCCACAGAAAAAAAGTTGCAGGACAAGTTAAAAGAAATGAATATCCCTTATTCCAAGGTTGAAGCATGGATAGAAGAGGAAAAGCTGTTTCAAAACATTTATGAAATCCAACTCATAGGAGAGTGAGAACATGAGCGAAAACTTAATTACTTTTGGTCTTGAAAAATTACACATTGCATTTTTTGATGATACGCCTACTGGTTATAAAACACCAAAACCAATTCCAGGTGCGGTGGGTTGGACACAAGAAGCACAAGGGGAAACAACAACGTTTTATGCAGACAATAAAGCTTACTTTGTCTTAACTAGTAATAACGGGTATACAGGGGATCTTGAATCCGCGTTAATTCCCGATGATATTCTGGCTGAAATGTTGGGTTGGATCATTGACGATAACGGAGCGTTAATCGAAGTTGCTGACGCCATGCCTAAGAAATTCGCTTTAATGGGGCAAATACAAGGGGATAAGCGTAATCGCAGATTTGTTTATTGGGATTGCCAAGCAGCAAGACCAAACAAGGAACGCACTACACAAGGAGAGTCTGTAGATGTCGCGACCGATACATTACCGATTACAATATCACCAATCGAGATTGACGGAAGAAAAGTAGTTAAAGGTGATATGGAATTATCAGATACTAACACAACAGCGTTTAACTCATTCTTCTCTAATGTTTACAAGCCAGTTATTACACCGAGCGAAGGAGGGGAATAATCGTTGGAAAGGATATTAGAAATTGATGGTAGACAAGTGAGATTCAAATCTACTGCAGCCTTTGCTAAACGATATAAAGCGCAGTTCGGACGCAATGTATTTTCTGACTTCTATCGCCTTAGTTCAGTGCTTAAAAAGGATGAAGTAGGCAATGATGTTGTGGATTATGAAAATCTTGATATTGATGTGTTTTATGACATTGCATGGGTTATGGCGAAAACAGCAGAACCTTCATTGCCGCCTGTGACCGAATGGCTTGATACTTTCGATGAGTTTCCAATCGAGGAAACGCTATCCGAGTTGGTTCCGTTGATTACTCAAAGT